CAAGCACACGCTGCTGCTATTGAATCCTATATAGAATCATTTGTTGGTTTAAAAAACAATGATGAATATGGAAATATGTATTTTAACGAAACGTTAAATGATTGGGCTAAGTTTGATATAAACAAAAGAACAAAATTTGATGCGGCTATTAGCTCGGGGTTAGCCGTAATGGCCTGCAATAGACATTTATATACCCCTATAAATAAAAAACAACAATCTAAAGTAAGTTTGAATTTTGGTAAATATAATAATAAAGGCCAAAAATCGGAATTAATAAAACAATATGGCTGAGTCAGTTACTAAAAGTTTTTTCCCGAGTCAAGTCGCGAGCAATGAAGAAAAGTTAAGCATGGGCTACGGCCTAAAGGTTGCACGGGCTATTGAGCAGGAATGGTTTAAAAAAGAATCTGGTAATAATAAATTTATTATTAACCAAAACCAATTTCATAAGCTTAAGCTTTATGCTAGAGGGGAACAATCAATTCAAAAATACAAAGATGAATTATCTATAAACGGTGATTTATCTTATTTGAATTTAGATTGGAAGCCTATACCAATAATACCAAAATTTGTTGATATTGTTGTAAACGGTATAGCCGAAAGAACTTATGATATAAAGGCGTATTCTCAAGACCCTCATGGTGTATCTAAAAGGACGCAGTACATGGAGGCTTTAATTACGGATATGCAAACGCGTGATTTAAACGATTTTGTTGAAGAAAACTTCGGTATTAATTTATACTCTAATCCAAAAGAGATGTTACCGGTTGATGAGCAAGAACTATCACTGCATATGCAGCTTAATTATAAGCAAGCTGTTGAATTAGCTGAAGAGCAAGCTATTAATACTATTTTTGATCAAAATAGATATGAACTAACTAAAAAACGTTTTTATTACGATATAGCTGTTTTAGGTATTGGCGCTATAAAAAGTAATTTTTCAAAGTCAGAAGGAATTACTATTGATTATGTAGACCCCGCTAATATTGTTTATTCGCACAGTGAATCCCCATATTTTGAAGATTTATACTATGTGGGTGAAGTTAAAACAGTAACAATAAATGAACTTAAAAAACAATTTCCTCTTTTAACGGATGAAGATTTAAAGGAAATAGCAGACCAAGGTTCGCAAGAATATAGCGTTTATAATAAATATAGAACTGATCGCCAGAATAAGGATACAAATTCTATTCAATTATTATACTTCAATTATAAAACATACATGAATGAAGTATATAAAATAAAAGTTACAAGCACCGGCGGCAATAAAGCATTAAAGAAAGACGAAAACTTCAATCCACCAAAAGACTCTAGGGCAATGTTTGAAAAAATAGCCAATTCATATGAGGTTCTTTATGATGGTGTATATGTGCTGGGATCAAATAAACTTTTAAAATGGGAGCTATGCAAAAATATGGTACGCCCTAAAAGTGACGCGAATAAAGTTCGTATGAATTACAGTATCGTTGCTCCAAGAATGTATGCGGGGCGAATTGAATCATTAGTAAGCAGAATGACAACATTTGCTGATATGATTCAGTTAACTCATTTAAAGTTGCAACAAGTTTTATCAAGGGTTGTTCCGGATGGTATTTATTTAGATGCCGATGGCTTAGCTGAAATAGACTTGGGTAATGGTACAAATTACAATCCACAAGAAGCATTAAATATGTTTTTCCAAACAGGATCAATTATTGGCAGATCATATACAGGTGACGGTGATATGAATCCTGGTAAAGTACCTATTCAAGAAATAGCGTCTGGCTCAGGTAATAATAAAATAGCGTCATTGATTAGCACTTATAATTATTATTTGCAGATGATGCGGGATGTTACAGGTTTAAATGAAGCTCGTGACGGAAGTACTCCAGACAAGAATGCTTTAGTTGGTGTACAAAAATTAGCGGCTGCAAATTCAAACACCGCAACTCGACACATATTACAAGCAGGTTTATTTTTAACGGCTGAAATGGCAGAAAAGGTTTCATTAAGAATATCTGACGTCCTTGAATACGCTCCGTCACGCGAGGCATTTATACAAGCTATCGGTGTACATAATGTAGCAACCTTAGATGAATTAAAAGAATTACATATATATGATTTCGGTATATTTATTGATTTAGCGCCTGATGAAGAAGAAAAGCAAGTGCTAGAAAATAATATACAGGCATCAATTGCGCAAGGTGGAATTGATTTAGAAGATGCTATCGATATACGGGAAATTAAAAATGTACGATTAGCAAACCAATTATTAAAAATCAAACGCCGCAAAAAACAAGAGCGTGATCAATTGGTACAACAACAAAATATTCAAGCGCAAGCGCAAGCCAACGCACAAGCACAACAGGTGGCCGCCCAGGCGGAAGTGCAAAAACAACAAGCTTTACTGTCTCAAAAAGCGCAATTAAAACAATTAGAATCACAATTAGACGCTGAGCGTTTAGAACGCGAAGCAAGCCTCAAAAAAGATCTTATGCAGTTAGAGTTTCAAATGAATATGCAACTCAAAGGGCTGGAAGTTGATTCACAAAAACAAACAATTAAAGAAAAAGAAGATCGCAAAGATGACCGCACAAAATTACAAGCAAGTCAACAAAGCGAATTAATTAATCAAAGAAAAAACAATTTACCGCCTAAATCATTTGAATCATCAGGTAATGATATACTTAGCGGTGATTTTGACTTAGGTTCTTTTGAACCTAGGTAATTTATAGTATATAATCTTATAATATCTTATCATGTCTGAAAATATAGAAGCAAAAGTTGTAGACGCTGAAGAAATGTCTATAGCTGAAAAAGAACAATTTGTTCAAAAAAAATCAGGGGCTATTCAAGAAGATGGCGTATATAAAGTAAATTTAGCCGAGCCTCCGAAACAAGAAGAACCAACCGTTAAAGAAGAAGAAAATGCCGTTCAAGAGCAAAGCGCAGATGAGGTTCCTGTACGCGACGAACCCGCAGCTAGCGAAGAAATGGTCGAAGAAGTACGGAACACAGAGGAATCTGCCGAAGAAAAAGAAGAAGTAGTTTTACAAGAAATTACTGAAGAAGAGGTTAAAGAAGAAAGCGTACAAGAAGAAGCAAAAGAATTAGCTAATGAAGTTACAGAGGCTATTCAAGAACAAAAAGATTCTGGAATTGAGCTTCCTGAAAATATTAAAAAAGTTGTTGACTTCATAAACGAAACAGGAGGGACGCTTGAAGATTACGTAGCATTGAATAAAGACTATGCACAAGTGGAAGATATGGCTTTACTACGTGATTATTATAAACAAAACAAACCGCACTTATCTGCGGAAGAAATTGATTTTTTAATTGAAGATAGCTTTTCGTTTGACGAAGACGTTGACGATGAAAGAGAAATTAAGCGTAAAAAACTTCGCTTTAAAGAAGAAGCTGCGCAAGCAAGAAATTCTTTAGAAAAATTAAAAAGTCAATATTACGAAGAAATAAAAGGTGGGTCTCGATTAACGCCTGAGCAGCAACAAGCTGTTGAATTTTTTAATCGATACAACAAAGAAAACGAAGAGTCTTCCAAAATTGTAGAACAACAAAAATCTGTATTTTTAAATAAAACTAATAATGTTTTTAACGATCAATTCAAAGGTTTTGAATATAAAGTCGGTGATAAAAGATATAGATTTAATGTTAAAAATGCAAATGAAGTTAAAGAAACCCAAAGCGACATAAACAATTTCGTCAAAAAGTTTTTGAATGAAAGTAACGAAATGTCAGATGCTAAAGGGTATCATAAATCTTTATTTACAGCAATGAATGCTGATGCTATTGCGAATCATTTTTATGAGCAGGGTAAAGCCGACGCTTTAAAAACGAGTATGCAAACTGCTAAAAATATTGATATGGATCCTAGGGGGACTCATAATAAAACAATAGATGCAGGAGGTATGAAAGCAAAAGTTATTAGCGGGGAAAATACTTCGAACATAAAAATAAAACTTAAAAATTATTAAAACTTAAAAAATGGCAATTACATTTCAAGGAGGTTCATTTGAAATCTCCCCAGTAAAAAGAGCTCTAGCAAGTAATTACTTGAGCTTCACAGACGCTTCAAGCGACTGGTCACAACAATATCTCCCTGAGCTTTACGAACAAGAAGTAGAGCGTTACGGGAATCGTTCAATCGCTTCTTTCCTGCGTATGGTAGGTGCTGAAATGCCTATGGCTTCTGATCAAGTTGTTTGGTCTGAGCAAGGGCGTTTACATCTTTCTTATGAAGATGCAACTATTACAACTGCTGCTAGCGGTCTGATTACTATTTCTGGTGGTCACGCTATCCGCGTTGGTCAAACAGTTGTACTTTCTGACGGAACTACTACTACTAAAGGATACGTTTCTGCTACTCCTTCGAGTACTACTTTGAATGTGCTTCCTTATGACACTGATACATTAGATACAAATTACAACGATGCAGCAACCATCGACCTTTTTGTATTTGGTTCAGAATTCGCTAAAGGAACTAACGGCATGGCTGGTAATACTTTATCTCCTAGCTTCCAAACTTTTGATAACAAACCAGTTATTATTAAGGATAAATTTGAAATTTCAGGTTCTGATGCTTCTCAAATTGGGTGGGTTGAAGTTTCTGGCGAATCAGGTGAATCAGGATTCTTATGGTACCTAAAAGCTGAAGGTGAAACTCGTACTCGTTTTGAGGATTATCTTGAAATGACGCTTGTTGAAGCTGAAAAAGCTGTTAGTGCATCTACTATTGAAACTCAACTTGGATATGACTCAGGAAAGCCTGCGGGCACAGAGGGTCTTTTCTCTGCTATTGAAACTCGTGGCCACGTTGCAACTATGTTTGACGGCACTGGCACAACCGCTACCGCCGAAAGCAAGACTGACGTAACTAATCTTATCGCTAAGCTTGATGCTCAGGGTGCTATTGAAGAGAATATGCTTTTCTTAAATAGAACTACTACACTAGCAATTGATGATTTCTTAGCTGCTCAGAATTCTTATGGTTCAGGTGGTACTTCTTATGGAGTATTTGAAAACAGCGAAGATATGGCTCTTAATTTAGGGTTCAGCGGTTTCCGCAGAGGTTCTTATGACTTCTACAAAACTGACTGGAAATACCTAAATGACGGCAACACTCGTGGATTGATCAACGATATTAAAGGTGTATTGGTTCCTGCCGGTACTTCTTCTGTATATGATCAAGCTATGGGCAAAAACATCCGTCGTCCATTCTTACACGTACGCTATCGTGCTTCTGAAGCAGATGACAGACGTATGAAGTCTTGGGTAACTGGATCTGTTGGTGCATCTACTAGCTCACTTGACGCTATGGAGGTTCACTACCTATCTGAAAGATGTTTAGTTGTACAAGCAGCTAACAACTTCGTATTATTTAACTAGTACTTATTAAAAGTCTGGGGTGCTCATACGGGCACTCCGGCTTTTATTATTAATTTTTTTTATTTTATTATATCATGGCAAAAACAAAAACCGCTACAGAAGTAGCACCAAAATGGGAAGTGAAAGATCGCTTATATGTACTTAGAAGCGGCAAATCTCCCCTAACATACACAATTAAATCAAGAAACTTATATTGGTTTGATAATGAAAAAGGGTATGAAAGAGAAGTTAAATATGCTGTAAATCAAAAAACACCTTTTGTAGATGAATTTAAAGGTGATGCAAAATTAGAGCATATTGTTTTTAAAGATGGCGCTTTATTTGTTCCAAAAGAAAAACAAACTTTACAAAAATTATTATCTCTATATCATCCTTTAAGAAATAGAACTTATTCAGAAGTAGACAACGTTAAAGAAGCTGAGGATCAGTTGGACATTTTAGAAATGGAAATTGACGCGCTTCAGGTTGCAAAAGAAATGGATATTGACCAAGCAGAAGCTATTCTAAGAGTAGAAATAGGTAATAAAGTTTCTAAAATGACTTCTAAAGAACTTAAAAGAGATTTATTATTATTTGCAAAAAGCAACCCTGGTTTATTTTTAGAATTAGCGAATGACGACAATATAAATGTTCGCAACATGGGGATTAAAGCTGTTGAGCAAGGCGTGATTATTTTATCAAATGATCAACGCACATTTAAATGGGCTAGTAATGACAAGAAATTAATTACAGTACCATTTGATGAAAACCCGTATTCAGCACTAGCTGCGTACTTTAAAACTGATGATGGTATAGAAGTATACCAATCAATCGAAAAAAGACTTAAATAGTCACTCATAGTGGTTAGGCCATCTTATGGGTGGCCTAACTATTATTAATAAAAATATTATGGCCGTAAGCATAGATACAGTATATCAAAGAGTTTTAGGAATACTAAATAAAGAACAGCGTGGCTATATTACGCCGCAGGAATTTAACCTTATGGCTAATCAAGCTCAATTAGATATATTTGAGCAATACTTTTATGATTTAAATCAATTCACTAGAGTTGGTAGAATATCAAATGAATATGCAGATATAATTTCAAATATAGAAGAAAAAATATCTTTATTTGAAACTTCAAACACGCCGACTGCTGCAAACGATATATTTCCAATACCTTCTGATCTTTATAGAATGGGCTCAATATTATACGGGAATGTAGAAGCAGAAGAAGTCAGTAAAAAAGAATATAGCTATATAATATCTTCACCAATAGCTAAACCTACTAATGATTTTCCTATATATAAAAGAAATGTTGACGGTGTTTCTGTTTTTGGAGCAGCTACTATAAATACCAATGTTACTTTTAACTATATCAAAAAACCTATTGAGGTTCAATGGGCATATACTTCCGTAGGTGGGGAAGCATTATACAATGCTACCAATTCACAGAACTTTGAATTGCATGGGTCTGAAGAGACTGAGCTTGTAATTAAAATATTAGCAATGGCCGGTCTTATTATTAAAGACCCCTCTATATACCAAGTGGCATCAAGCGAAGAAAATAAAAAAATACAATTAGAAAAATCTTAATAAATGGGGTTATTTACACAAACACATCAACAATATTACGAAGGTTCCGATTACGGAAACTATCAGCATATAGAGCTTAAAGATATAGTAAATAACTTTATGGTGGCTTATGTGGGCGACGATAAGACTATTAAACACATTAAGCGTACTGATGTAGCTTTTCACGCTAGAAGAGCCATACAGGAGCTCCATTACGATACGCTGCTGTCTTCAAAATCACAAGAAATAGAAATCCCACCTTCGCTTTTGTTTACGCTTCCGCATGATTATGTAAACTACGTAAAAATAACTTGGTTAGATCAAGACGGGATTGAGCATAGAATATTGCCAAATAAACTAAGTAGTACTCCCCAAGCGTATTTACAAGACAGTGATTATAACTTTTTATTTGATAACAACGGTAACTTATTGCAGCCAGCGCAATCTGAAACAGAAAGAAAATGGCAAATATTCACGAGCTCAAATCGTGTATACGATAATAACCAAGTAGCGTTAGATGAGCTTCCTGATTATATGACTGTAACTGGGGGAAGATATGGGTTAAACCCAGAGCTTGCTAATTCTAATGGTGTATTTTCCATAGATAATAATAGAGGTGTAATATCTTTTAGCGCTGATTTAGCGGGAAGAATAATAACGCTTAAATATGTATCTGATGGGCTAGCTGAAGACGACGAAATGTTAGTACACAAATTTGCGGAAGAGGCGGTTTATAAACATATAGCTTATGGCGTTGTATCTACAAAAGCAAATATGCCTGAATATATTATTGCTAGATATAAAAAAGAAAGATTTGCCGCCACAAGAAAAGCTAAAATTAGATTAAGTAATTATAAGTCTCACGAGTTTATACAACTTATGAGAGGTAAGTCAAAACAAATAAAGCATTAGTATGCCTGAATTAAAAAGATTTTTTACATCGGGTCGAATGAATAAAGACCTTGATGAAAGACTGTTACCTAATGGTGAATATAGAGACGCTTTAAATATTCAAATAGCAAATTCAGAAGGTGCTAATATAGGCGCTATTGAAAATATTCCAGGTAATTTAGGTATATATAATAATATATATAATGAAGGTACTAACACTTTTACAGAATGGGATTTAGCAACATCTGATTTAAATAAGTACGGGTTAAATACAAACACCGCACAAACTATAGGTGTTATAAGAGATACAGAAAATAAAAAAATATATTGGTTTGTTACTGCATCTAATATGGATGCTATTATTGAATACGATCAAATCATAAACGTAGTATCACCTATACTTGTAGATAAAAACAATGTGCTAAACTTTTCTACAGATTATTTAATCACAGGAATTAATATAATTGATGGTTTGTTATTTTTTACAGATGATAATTCCGAGCCTAAAAAAATAAATATTGATAAGTTTAAAACAGCTTCAAATG